ATCTTTTCCAAAAAACTTTCCAGATTGTCCGTCTAGGATATCAAAAGAAGTAACGCTAGGATAATAACTGAAGCAATTCCATAGCTCCAGCTCATCAAGCCGCATCCTAGGAACTTCCTTTGCGTCATAACCTCTTTGAACGAAGGCACTAATAGGTAAACGATAGAATACTGCACCGTTTTCCATAATAGTATGAAATAATATAGGGCGCCCTGTAATCGATGCCAGGCCAAATATAATACAGTCTTCCACTTCTCCATGGTGCTCTTTAAGGTCATAGAGATATTCTCTCCTGATCTGTGAATAGAGCACAGGAATGTTTGCATTTAGATATGCCATGCATAAATTAGTTTAGTAAGGCGATTATTGCGATAACAACGATGACTATAATAACAGATTTCTGTTTATTAGCTTTAGCCCACGTCATTACTTTTTTTATATGGTCCATAGTTCCCTCCATTTTTATTTTATAAAGACAATATATTATATATTTCTGCATCAATTTCAATTTTATTATCTTCATTTCTTATGTATAATAGTTCTTTAATCCTCCTCATCCGAAATATCCTTCTGTATGGAGCCCCAATGTTCTCCTACTTCGTAATCAACCTTATTAGGAACTTTTAGTTCTACTACGTTCTCCATGATCTCTATAACTTTTTTAGCTTGTTCTTTGCTTTCTATGGATATATTCAATTCGTCGTGTATTTGTATTAAAGGAACTATTTTTTCTTTATGTAAATTAATCATAGCTTTTTTAATCATGTCTGCCGCTGACCCTTGAATTAGTTTGTTTAAAGCTTTGTAAGTAAAAGCTCTTCTAATCCCTGGTCCATGTTCTGCGAGCGCTTCTTCGTGTTTCAAAGGTTTGTGTATTCCAAAATAACTAGGTTCCCATAAAGGAAAACGACACAGTCTTCCTAAAAGAGTTCTTATGCGACCCTTTTCTTGAGCTCTTCTAGAGACTTGAAGAGTAAGTTGTTTTACAAAAGGCACTTTCTCTTCGTAAGCGTCTATAACCCTTTGGGCTTCTGCGTCACCCACACCTAATTCTGCTTTTAATTTATTTTTTCCCATACCATAAAATTTACCTAGATTAATAGTTTTGGCTTGAGATCGTGGAATGTCTGCCAAGTTCGCAACTATTTTATGGAAATCTGCATCCTTATTTTTTTTGTATTCGTCTACAAACATGTTTGCACCAGGTAAACCTTGTAAATCAGCGTAATGCACAACCAGTCTTGGTTCCTGTTGAGAATAATCAAAACATCCCCATTTATGGTTTTTTTGATCAGGAACAAAGATAGCTCTTAGTTGGTTACCCATACCTTGTCCGGATCTAGGAATTTGTTGTAGGTTAGGGTGAGTATAAGAAAATCTCCCTGTTACTGTGCCCCCAAACTCTGATCTTAATTGATTTATATCAGCATGTATTTTTCCATTGTGTACGTATCTGTAAATTGTTTCAATAAAAGTAGTTCTAGCTTTATTTGCTTCTCTAGCAGAGTTAATTAAATTGATTGTATAATTAGTGTGCTTTTTTAAAAAGTTTTTATTAAAAGAAGGAGCTTTTGTTTTTTGAGTTCTTGGATATTCTAGCTTTAAATAATCGAAAACTTTTGCTATACTTCTGGCCGCCCATAATTCAGGGAAAAAACCCACTTCCTTTTTTATAGCATTTAAAAGTGTCTCTTCTTGTTTTTTAAGTTGTTTTTTCACATGCTGCGCATGATCTAAACTTACTTTTACTCCCCTCGATTTCATTTCCACTAAGCAAGGAAATAATTCCGTTTCCATATCAAAAATAGCTTGCAAGTCTTGATTGATTATTTCTTTTTTTAATTCTTGCCACAAAGCCAAAGTAATCTCCGCATCTTTTTCAGCATACCCTCCTACATATAGGGCAGGGAGTTTGTACATTTCTGATTTGGGATCTACACCCCACGCAGCAGCAGCCTCTTGTAATGCATATTCATTTTTTCCCATCCCAGTAAATTCCTTAGCAACAGAGTTAAGATCATACCTGAATCTGTTTTCGTCAACTAAAGATGTTGCAATCATAGTGTCAACAATTTTACCACTTATTTTTAGACCTAAATTTTTAATCCAACAGACATCATACATGGCATTATGAAATATTTTAAGGCCCCCTGTTTTAAGAACATCGGCAAACCATTTAAGAACTTGCTCGCGGTCCATGTTTCCTCCACCTTCATGAGCGATCGGGTAATACCCAGACCAGTCAGAAACAGCTACAGCTATTCCAACAACTTCCCCATCTTTCCTAAAAGATCCGGGGCCCATTTTAATTAGGTTTGGATCTTTTGTTTCTAAGTCTATTGAGATTTCTTCATACGCGGATAAGTCCGGGAAAGAATCAGGGTGTACCCATTCTGTTGGGACCGTAAAAAGAGGTTTTTGCATCATTTATTTTTCTTCCATTTGTTATAGCCTTTAACCCATTCGTTGGATTTCCGTTCTTCTGTTTGTCTTCTTGATTCTTTATAAGATTCTTCTAATTCTTTTTTTTCTTTCTCGGCTTCTTCTAAAAAATCTTTAGGATAATCACGTTCAATAATCATATCGATAAAATGTTTTGCTTTTTCTAAATCTTGTCTTTTTCCTTTCAATCTGTGTCTTAAGATATATTTTATAACGCATCCCTCAGGATATAGCAACTCGTTTTCAATTACGAATTTACTTGGTTGAATTTTAAAATCCTGATAGTGTGTTCCGCCGATTTGTTTATTATATGTGCTCATCTTCCCCCTCTTCTTCCTGAACATATTCTATTTCTTCTTCCTCTCCATTAATTTCTCTTTCCATTCTTTGAATAAATCTATAAAATTCTTCTTCACTCATATTTTTCCCTTTCTAAAAGAGGAAAATGGTCCTCACCATAATTAGTATTACATGCTGGTCTATACATGTATAAAGTTCCTTTACTTCGAGTTACAGCCACATAAGCACACCTAATTTCTTCTCTTCTAAAAAAAGGAGTCGTATTTTTATAGTTGTGCATGCAAAGGGATCCCCATACGTCGCATACAACGACGTTTGTAGCTTCTCTTCCTTTTACTGAATGAATAGTTCCTACTGTAATATTTGACTCTCTAAGAGTAGGATCTTTTTTCCAAATCTCTATAATGTATCGCTGTATCTCTTCTTGATCATCAAACAAGTTTATTTTAACACCTTTTTTATATCTACCGGCTTCAGGGACGTGCTTTTTGTTAAAAACTATAAAATTAAACCATTCTTTGTCAAAACTAAACTCTTGTTTAAAAATATTTTTAATTAATAAATCGTTCCTATCATAGGAAAGATCGGACAAGAAAAGATTGCTTTTTTCTTTAACATGTTCTTTTTTTAAAACTCTTAAAAATTTTTTATCTATCCTCTGAATAAGGTCGCAAATTTGTCTACCCTCTACTTTATGGCCCTTTTTTAAGTTATCCCAAATAGTTAAAGTTTCCACTACCTTATCTTTGATCGAGTAGTTAAAATCTCTTTTTGTACCTACAGTGCTTTTAGATTTCCAAAGTAAATTTTTTTTCACTAATTGTTTTTTAAAATTAAATGCCCACGCATTAGTCCTAGCACACATAATCCAATCTTCTTTTGAAAAATCTTTTTCAATTTCATCTAAATCAAAAACATCTATTATCTCCCCTTGAACTACTTCTCCTGTATCCTTACCACCTACAATCTTGGTTTTAGGAGAAAATTCTTTTTCTTCCCTGAATTCAGGACTAATTTCTTTTATTATACTTTGGGAAAAATCCTTTATTTTCTTGGGTAATCTGTATGATTTTTCTAGTTTTTCTTTTTTATCACATTCTCTGAAAAGAAATGTATCTGGATCAGCGCAATTAAAACCGTAGATGGATTGATCATCGTCCCCAGCTAGGTAGATTTGTTTGTCTCCTGTTCCTTTGAACATTTTATCTAGAACTCCCCACATCAAGGGGTTTAAATCCTGGCATTCATCCACAAATAGAATATCATAATTAGGGAGAATTATGTCAGGCTCCAAAGTCAGGGCCAGCATATCTGTAAAATCCAGTATTCCATAGGCTTTTTTATAATCTTTATATGTATTGTAGGTAAACTCTAAGTCATCTAATTGTATATTATTGTATTGGTAATTTTCCTGAAGCTCTTGAAAATAATGTTTGACTGATAGCCAAGAATTTCCGTGAGAAAAAGTACTACGTCCTTTAGTAATTAAATCCAGTTTGTTTTCTAAGAATTTTCTTCTTTTTCTTTCTTCCTCTTTTTTTTCTTCATCATCATCTTCTGGATCATCCTCTTCCCTGATTTGTTTTTTATATTGTTCTCTAGTAACCCACTCGGATTGAGGCCAGTTTAATATTCTATTTAAATATTTTTTATCTGAATTGGTTAACAATTGAAGTTCCTTAGGTAAAGCATTTTTGCATAGAGAATGGAGGGTTCTTATAGAATCTAATTCCTCCTCTTTAAAATTAAACTCGTCTTTGCATCGGATCTGAAGAGTGGTAGCTGTTGCTCTAGCATAACCTACTAAGCAAATCTGTTCTTTACTATAACCATAATCTAATTTTTCTCTTAAAATTTCTAGTAAGCGGGTTGTTTTTCCTGTCCCTGGTGGACCAAAAATTTTAGTTGTTCTATACAAATCAGGGACAATTTTTTTCAAAAGTTCTCCTTCTTCTCATTCGAAAATTCTATTTTATCACGAACTAATTTTTCTTCTTCGAAATTGGTGCTAGAGACAGAATAAACATTCCTTTTTATATTTCCTTGAATATGCAATTTCTCTCTTGTTACTCCACCCATTTTTTTTAAAAATAAATGAGTATTCTCTTCTGAAAATTTCCATTTCTTTTCGTCTGTTAAATGAGTAAAGAAATTGTCAAAGGTAAAATGAACCATTTTTTTCTTCGTATCAACAAAAGGTTTTCTATCAATATGCTTTCTATCCTCACTTCTCCGTGATTTGAAACAAAAGTCTTTCATAATTTCTTTTAATTTAAACATCGGCATGCTCTCTTCCGGTGCATCTTCTCCTGTAGCTCTTTCTTGTAATTCAATGACCGCCGTATCCCAATCCACCTGTTTCATTCTTGGTGGACTTTTTCCTGTTTGTTCTGTCGCTGCTTCTCTAGCTAATTGTTGATTAATTAATTCTTTAGAATTTAATTTTACTTCGTCTCCATCAAATCCTAAGAACCATTGTCTTGGTGTTGATCTTATGTATGACAAAGGTCCGAGAGCCGTGTTCCGTAACCCTTTAATCGATTTAACTCCAAACTTTCTCAGGATACATTCACCCTTATTACAAAATTTACTTAAATGATCCTGGTTACATCTGTAAGCGTAGTCTTTTTTCTCTCTAGAATTTACAACCTTTTGAACTTCTTTATATGTTAATTCTGGTTTAAAAAATTTTTTATTATATTCCCCTGCTTTATTATCCCAGTCATCAGGAAAACGCATTTTTAAATACCTAGTCATGTCTAATAAAACTTCATCTCTGGCGCCTCTTTCTATCCCGAAACTAGCCAACGTTTGTAGACAAGGAGGTCCGTCTTTAAAACAATCATCCTTTAAAACACATTCTAATTTTTTAAGCTGATCAATTGTAATTAAACTCTTCTCATGTGCTTCAAAAAATTCCTCTATAGATGCTTTTGAACCATCCTCTTTAATCATATATCTTTCTGTATTTTGGTAGTTGTAATAAGGTAAATTAATCCAGCTTCCTGCAGAGCCTTTATCTAAATCTAAATATTTTTGAACTGGAAAAATTCTATCCGGTTTTTCCACACCAAAAATATGTTTGATTGAATGAAGTTTTTCTCTCATCAGCATTGCAGGCACATATTCTTTTGAGAAAACATATACATGTACACCACCACTTTTAGATCTTATTGGGATAACAGGGACGTTTATACTTTTTAATTTTTTAAATAACTCTTTTAAATCTGGTTTATAATTATCAAGATCAATTGCTCCCCATTTACATTTACTTTCTTTATTAATAGGGCATATTCCTAAACTGTCTGCTTCAATACTTCCATTTTTAGTTTTTACATTGAATTTTTTACCTTCTAGATGAGCTTGCCACATAGAGTCATCGTGATTATAGTCAGAAGTCCAAGAGACTCCTGATTTTTTTGTAGCACTACTCCCTTGATGTTCGACTATGTGGTAGCCAAATCTTTCTTCTAATCCTGTAAATATATTTCTAAACTTCTTTATCATAATTTTGTCTTGGGCGTTTCCACTCTCGCTTCCACGCCCAATCCTAGGAACCTAGCTTACGCTAGATGATTAATATGGTGAATCGGTTTTTGATT